ATGATGGATTTCTAATCTTTTGAATCAATCTCAAAATGAAGAAATTCATTGCTAGTGAAAACAAAACAAATAAAATCGCTCCAACCCATATACCTAAATATTCAGAATACTGTGCAATCCAATACCCTAGATAAGCAAAACCCGCCGTTACAACCAGATAAAAGCTACCAATCCAAATTACCAATGTCCATTGGAGGAATTTCTCCAACAGACCTACCGATATCACCCGCATCGGGGTTAAAAGTAATGTCATAAGCTTTTTGAATAGCACGGCCATTTCTGATGAGAGGGACAGCAATCTGCCTAGTATCAGAATCGATTGGAGCACCGCCAATCGATAAAAGTGTGTCAACATAACGGTTGAAATCGTAACCGTAGGCCACCAAGTTGGCTTTAGCCGGCTCTTGATTCTTTGTATTATCATCTTTTGTCCTGCTAGTCTGATTCGTAACAAGAAGAGCCGTATTGGTTTCAGTGGCTAAAGATTTTAATCCCTTACACATGTTACGTATTTGATTCCAACTCTCTTTGGCACCCTCTTCATCATCCATTAAATATATACCATCTATCACTATTAAATCAGGATGATCAGCCTTAATAATACTTGAAATAGCCGTAACTGTAAGTCTATCGGATGGTACCGAAGTGTAAAGAATCAGTTGTTCTCTATTCATCACTTTCAAATACTGTTTATAATTCTCTTCAATCCCAGGTATACCATATAATAATGAGTGATTAGAAATAGGATAGCCATGTAATTGTGCCAGCATGGTGTCAGTACGACACTCTAATTCTAGGCTAGTCATCTCAGGACTAATGATTACTACTTTCCTTCCATTAAAGTAATTTTGTAGGCCAATTTTTAAAGCTACCCAAGACTTACCCGCCTTAGTATCTGCTATTAAGCCAATAAGCTGACCTTTAAGAAAATTCACTGGAAAATTATCTAAAGGGTCAATTCCCCAGCTAAGTTTAGATTTAGACATACCATCGGCACGAAGACGATAATTATCAAAACGTAAATCAGCCCCATTTCCAGAATCTAACACCTTACGATTACTTTCATCATGCAGCTGTAAACCTTGAAGCTGATGAATGAGGCTAGTCGTAGCCGTTTCCGCATCCTTTTCCATAGCAGCTTCATGCCCACTAATGAAAAGCCAAACAGCACGACGTACATGATCGTTTCTAAACTCCTTAGCGATATAATCAAAATTATCTAAAGGAGCTAGTTCGAACTCAGGAAAACGAGCTTGGAAAATTTCTTTGCTTGGGCCTTCTCCGTATTGCAGGACATAGTCCCATACGAAGTCAGCTTCTTCCAAGTGGTAGGGGAAATTCCGAGGAGTTAACCGATAGTCTTGCCGAAGTTTATTTAGGTGATCCGGGGTTTGTATGGAGGAGAGAAGAGTTCTTTCAATTTCTTCAGGTTCCATTAAAACGTTTGACCTCGTATTTGATGATTGAAGCTTACATAACCTTTAACGTTGATTGTTTGAAGCTACACAGTCAGTGTATCAAAAAACTAAGCCTAAGTCAATGAGCAATTTTAAAGCTAATATGATCCCTCATCATCCTTAATCGTATCTTCCGCTGTAAACCCAGCAACCGTCAATGCCTCTTCATAACTAGTAGCCACGATGGTGTATGGCCTAGAATCATGCGTGACATAGTATACCTTTAGATTAGAGGTATCAGCACTTTTAAGGATACGCACCATAAAATCAAATTCAGGATTTTGTAGAAATGGAATACTTTGCATATCGTCTATCCGTGATTAGTATGATTTTGACTAAAGTGGGAATTCAACCCCGTAGTATTTTTACCCGAATTAAATACAACCATGTACATGATACCGATAGCAGGTTCATCATTTGAATAGTCGTGGGCATATGCTTGATTAACAGTATGTCCATGTCCCATAGACATCATTAATCCTGACGTTCCAGCACCAGTAACATTCTGTGGAAATACCGAAGTATTCACAGAATCCAAAGTATATGTTTGACTACTTCTATTAGTTAAATGATAAATTCCATCTATCGGAGGAGTAGAATTAGTCTGTGCAATAAACACGCCCCGACCTTCTGGCATGATAGGAGTACCTGCTGCTAAAGTAACTGTACCGGGAGTACCAGTACCAATAGCCGTTATTGTGTAGCCCCCACCACTAGTAGTAAGAGCATTGGGATAAGCATTTACCCTCATCTGAACAGCGGTATATTTACCACTACCATCAGTAGTCCAACGAAATACATTACATGAAGCATTCGTCCAGTTATCAGGACTCCCTGAAGTTCCCTCATGCCCACATATCGTAGCAAACACCAATGGAACCGAATCTAAATTAGGTAAATTAATAGTAAATTTACCGGTTGAATCTAACTGAGTAGCATCAACAAACCCTGTAAACCCAGTCATAACTTCGGCTTGAATTTGATCAGTATCTCCTCCAGGCCCAGCCCACTCATTGTAAGTCGTACCACTATTGAAGATATTTCGATGGGCTAAATATAATCCAGCACCTTGAGTATTTGTAGCTGACTTCTTCAAATATAGCGTAGCTTCATTATTTCCTGGGTGGAAATTAGACGTAGCTGCACTTGCACCATGTTTAGTAGCCGTATTACCATCACGACTAATAAGAGTTAGACCAGCACCACCTTTAGCAACCTCATCAAAAGCAGGCGAAATGCCAAGATGGTCTACACGCATAAGATCTAATGAAAAGCCATCACTTCCACCTTGAGAAGTCATAAATTCTTTGGCTCTATGATTTAAATACAACCTCTTAGTCCAACGAAATTCATTACCCCAATCATTGGCTTCATTACTACTGTCAACAGTATTAAGTGATGTACCTACAGCCTTATATTCTTCTCTACCCACATATCTACCAGGACCTTCTGGTAAGAAATCTAACCCCCCAACCACTGCCTTATCTAAAGGCTGAAATACAGCATTAGCTGTTTCACGGGATTTCATGACTAAATCACGTATCAATCGTCGGTCAGTTGCACCAGGTTCAAAAACTTTAGTTAAATCTCGGAATAAAATTAATTCACAAGACCAACCTTCATCAACCATCTGATACGTTGAAGAATGTACAAACCATTTTTCATTTAATATGTTGGCTGTAGCAATATTAACATTGGCTAAATCTCCAGCTCTAAGTACAGTCGGCTTACCTAAATATGAGTAAATCGGAGTAGTAGATAATCTAATACGACATTCTCGTATAGTCGAAGTAGCTATCGGCTTTAAAGTCTCTAAAATTGCACGTGCTCTATTTTCACACTGTATAGAAGTAACCAAAGTAGAATCATCAACAATTCTTTCTTTAACTAATCCATATGTAGTTATAGAATCGGTATCTTCTGCTACACCATAAGCTCCAGATTGTCCTCGTACACCTACCTTATTAACAAAATCAAATGAATGATCCTTAATTTCATAAGCCATAATAGGCATACGCTGTGCGCCACGTTCAGCACGTTCTGTCAACGTTAAACCATAAGTCAAAGGGTTAGATTGTCGTTTAGATGTAATAGTCGCTAATGTACCAACTTCCAAATTAGGATGCCATAAATTGGGTCCAGTAAAACCTTGGATTAACTTAGCTGTACCAGATGGACTGCCAGTAATACTACTGATTCTGGCCCGTACATAATAAGCAGTTTTACCAAAACTTTGATCCGTAGCGTTAGCTTCTTTAATGCCAGGTTGAACTGTTCTCCAAGCCGAAGGCATATCAAAAATCAAACTATTAGTGCCTAAAGTCTTGAAATCATACATATAATCAAGATGTGTTAACGCACTCCAATCATCTGTAGATTCACCTCTATAATATTCCCACGTAACAGATGAAATATTAGACACTGCTGAAGTCAAAACATCAGAAATATTTAATCTTAGTTGGGTAAATGGTTCATCACTTCCAAAATAGATTGCGTCACCAACTTGGCCACCGTCCAATGCCGTCACTTTTTCAGGAACTACAGTACCAGCCGTCCCAGCAGTAGTCACATTTACAGCTATAGAAAAAGTAGTCGCATCCACAACCGTAATAGCGTGGGTGCCATTAATACTTGGCGTTGAATTTGAATTTGTGATGACCACTTTATGGCCCGTAGATAAATCATGAATCTTCTGTGGACTTACAGTTCCAGCTGTACCGGCAGTGGTAACGGTTATACTTATCGAAAAGGTAGTAGTACTTAAAACTTCAATAATAAATAAACCATTTATAGCGGGAGTCGAGTTGCTACCAGTTATAAGGATTGGATCTTCACTCGATAAACCATGAGCCGAAGAAGTAGTTATCACCGTATTAGTGGCTACGGTATTACCACTGATAGTAGATGGGACTCCGGCAATTCTAATTACAGTAGGATTTGCTACCGTATTCTC